CCTGAATATTTTCATCATCCTCGTCACTGTCTTGAAAAAGTGTAGATCCTTTAAGACTTCTTGGATCACCTGTAATTGCTTTTACAACAAAATCTTGGCCAAAACCATAATCTGCATCTGATGGTTTGATTAAAAATTCAGAGGGCTTGATAACATTAACTTCCTCACCATATAATGCTCTGAATAAAATTTTATATGATTCCTCAGTTCCTTTTGATCGATAAAAATCTTTAACTTGTCGTATAAATTTAACTTGATCTAAATCACTATCTAATTTACGATTCTCAAATCCACTTGCATAGGTTGTTTTAAGTTTATTAAAAAATTCTTTAATAAAAAGATTTGATAAATTAAGAACTTTTGACCCACCTGTATGTGCAGCACCAACTGATGTTCTAAAATCTAAAACATCTGGTTTTGTTGATTGTTTTAAAGCGTTAACTCCACTAAATCCACGAACACAACCTGTAAATGAAGTTGCACCAATTCCAGTGTATGTAATAATTTCATCATCAATTTTTAATAATCCATATTTGCTAGGATAACCCTCTGTTGAATCCACAAAAATTGTGGATGAATATGATTCAGTGTTTGTTGATAAACCAGTAAATTCAGTTAGAGCAGCACCAACAAATGTTTGTAATTTAGTATATCGATCTATATTTTCAGCTATATTTGTTGATCCGCCTTGAAATTCTTGTGAAATATAGTATTGTTTCATAAAATCCACAAAAAGTGGACTTTCTGTTTGCACAAATTCAGGTAATTGATTTTCAATTACCTGATTTATTTCGACTCTTTGTATTGATGTATCAATCATTAATATCCGCCGCCATAGCTAGATCCACCGCCGCCACCAGATGATGAAGGTGTGCTGCTTGTGGTTGTACTTGTTGTAGTTGAAGTTGTATTAGTTCCACTAGTTGTTCTTCTTGTTGAAGTTCCAGTCGCTGATGTTGGAAGTAAATTAGTGGTGATTGAGACTGGGGAGTTTGATTTTCTAGTAAAAGTTGGAGTGTAATAACTATGAATATGAGGAAATCTAGATCCAGAGGTGTTTTCACCAGATGAAATTAAATCCTGAACCATATTGATTGTCGTATTTGACATATCAAATCTCACATATAAATCTCGAAGTCCAACAACATCATTTGAGTGAGGAATTGCTTGAATTTCAATCACGTTATTTGCAATTACTGTTGAGGTTATATTACAAGTATCTATAAGAACTTCACCGATCAAATATTTAACCGTTCCAGCATTTCTCTTTATAATAGTCGGAGTTCCACCCTCTTGATATGTAAAGAAGAACATACGACCTGTTTCACGATCAATAACTTCATCAGCCATGTAAACAGTTTCTGATACACCCTCAATTGTAAATCCAGTTGAGACAACATTGTAGGATAATTCTTGACTATGAATGTGATTTCCAAGACAAACCTCATATTGAGCAAATTGACCTATGACTGCTCTTAAATTACGACGAATCGTGACTAAGGTAATATTTGATGTAATTGATGCATCAACACTATCAATTAATGATAATGATTTACTATATTTGAATCTTCCACCAAATTTATTTACATCAATTGATCTTGAATATTGTGTTAAAGCATTTGATATATTAGTTTTTAAATTATTTGGTTGATCATTTAAGTTTGGATTATAATACGCGTTTACTTGTAATTCAACATAGAGATATTTCAAATCAACAAACTCTGGCACAATACCAGCAACCGCATAACTTCTTAGTTTTTGAGTTAATTCTCTTTTTGTCTCATCAGAAAGAAAATCACCATTTCGAGGTTTCACTGAAATAAAAACTTTTCCAAATCGAGGTGGAGACATCTCCTCACCACCAAATGCTGTTACAGATTCTGTGTTTGGATAGATAAATCCTAAAACTGATTCATAATCAGCTGATGTGACCGCACGGTATTGAGAGGAATATATTCTTGGTGCATAATACTTAATTGATGATATGGATTCAATCTCATCACCATCCCTTGATTTCTCATTAGTTGAGACTAATGAGATTAATCCAGCATTGATTACTCCTCCGTCCTGATTTGTAATATTTCCCACAAAACTAAATTCCGAAGCACCATTTCCATCTCTTCCGTCTGTTACAACATAAGTTACCTCGATAAAATTATTATTTGATAACTTCTTACCAATTATATCGTCGCCAAAAATTAATTCATATCTCTCATCCTCGATTTCTTGCAATAAGTATGAATTTGATGTTGAGGTAATTCCAATAATGTTATCAATTTGTTGATAATTTACAGAGTTAGTTGATTCGTTTGATGGCTTAACTTTAACTCGAATTGTTGATGTATCAATAAAGGAGTTATCAAGAATATATCTTTGATTAAACAGAGAGGTGTCAACGGTAAAACTCTGTGATACAAAAGTACCCTCAAATATCTCAACATTGTCGAACGATGCAAAGCCGTTCACGACTGGAACCGTTATACTCTCTGGAATGCAGAATATGTAGTTTGTATTTGTTCCAGATCCATTACAGACGATGCCAGAGTTCAATGTAAGGGTTGAGGTATTCTCAAGGCCGTCAACGGTAAAAGATATTTTTGCTCTTGCAGATCGACGAGATCTCGGCACATAACCAATGTTTCTTGCGAGTGCAACAACGTTTTCTCGAAGTGTAGCGGAATCAAGAAAACACTCATTTGTTGCCATATTGGTGTTATAGGCAGTTGTATATGTGTTATATGCTAATGCGTCAATAATTATCGAAAGATTTGATCCTTCAAAGTCATAATCAGTAAAGTTTGTGTTCGCCCTCAGATAATCTCTGATGGACGTTTTAATTTGATCAAAATCTAAATTAACGTATTGACCGAAAGCCATTATACTCTAGCTGGGAAAAGGAGAACGTCTACTTCTTGTGTCGGTGATGGAAGACCAACAATATCATATTGAACCGTACAGTTCAATTCATTTGAATCAGGAACAACTGTCACATTAATTTCAATATTTTCAATTCTTGGTTCAAAATTAGATAATGACTGTCTGATTTCATCTGAAACTCGAATTTGACTTAAATTTGTATTTAAATCAAATAAAGAATTATTAATGATTGATCCAAAATCAGGATCAAATGGTTTTTCTCCAAGAATTGTAAAAATTATATTCTTAACAGATCTTTTGATTGCATCTTCATTACGAATCGTCATAACGTCATTTGTTACTGGATGACGTTTAAAGGATAAATTAATATCTTTGAATGCCCGAGATGCCACTATTTACACAAAAAGTTTCCTGTTTTATTTATACCTATTATTTACCGTTTTATCTCACGAATTCGATAATCAATCGAATATAGGTTATCAATAATGTATTTAGCAGCTATTTTTGGATTTTTTTCGCCACAGGTATAAAAATCAGCGCTCAAACAACCTTTTTCGGGCCAAGTATGACAGGAAACGTGACTCTCAGCGAGTGCAAACATCAATGTTACACCACAAGGAGAAAATTTATGACTATATTCGTTCAAAATTGTCATTTCTGACTTTAAAATTGCTTTTGTGAAGATTGAACGAAGAAAATGAACAGAATTTAACTGACCAAAGGTACAATCATAGACATCAAGTAGTAAATGTTCTCCCATTTTACTCTAACTCAGGTGCAATATGAATTTCAACGACCTTATAATCCTCTTCTAACACATCTTCAAGGTAATTTTTGTCCCAATACCTATAATAATCAGTTTTTGCAAGTTTTTTTCTTGCTTCTGTCAATTCTTGACGAGGTTGGCAGAGAACAAGATTGTATTTTCCGTTACTTGTCGGAATGCCGTTGATTTTTGTGTTTGATTTTCGATGATCAGCAATAAATTTGTACTTTGAGTAGGTTCGATTGTAGTCATCAACCATAGCATAGAGAAAATTCTCGTCATGATCGTCCTCGACAACGTAAATTACAACATCCCAACCCGCTCTTGGTGCAACTTTTTGTAATTTTTCTTCTAAAATGATAAAATTTGCCTTTGATGCATAAGGACATACCGCAAAATTACCTAATTCTGGACGAATTTCGGATAATTTTGAGATCCAATTTAAAATATGCTTATTTTTCTTCTCGTTCATCGGGTGTTGTCCAGAAATAATCATCACAATCTCCTAATCGACCCCACTTGACATCATTTTCAACCTCAAAAATACGTGTCGATACCTTAAAGTCAGGCATTTTCACCTTTTCGGGTGTCATTGATGTATCATAAATGCGACAACGGTTATTTGGATACAATGCAAACTGGCCATTTCTCAATGCGACCAGATTAAATGACTTATGTTCATCAGGCATCTCACTTGTCGATGCATCAATCTGATCAAAGTCACCATGATAGTTGTCAAGAGTGCAGATATAACTTCCTTTCTGATTGCCAAAATGTCTTGTACGTAGTTCCCATTCCATCGGTGCAACGAATTGTTTGACGATCACCGTAAAATCATAGTCCATACAATTCCAAAACTGTAGATTCACAAGATCCATATCGGGATCTGGTATTTTTGGAGAGGAGAGAAAGGCGCTGATCGGTAACTTATCATACATTGCACCATACTCAGGAAGATAAGTCTCAAAATAGAATGCACGACCCTGTATGGACTTAGCGGAGACCCATAGGCCTTCGACAAACTCACCGAAACCCGATTGAAAGTCCGTAAGATATTCCTTTCTGATCCAGACCTTCTTGGTAGGTAGATTTGCTATGTAGTTTGCCATGTATTAAAAAAGTCTGAAATTTCGTATCCATCTAATTTGGACTTGTAATCTGATGATTCACCCAGATAATAGTAATCATAACCCAATCTCTTATATAATGCAATCTCATTCTTATTAGCCTTATGACCCAAACTTAACTTCTTATTTCGATAGTTCCATGCAAACTGATCCGCCCAGACACTATTCACACTCTTGAACTTATATGCCAGAGTGAAAGCTGCTAATTCATTACCATCATAATAACCAATGATATCGGTGTGTGGTAATTCAAACTCTTCTCGAAAGATCGGCACGACATCCTCAAAACCCTTATAATCAACATACTCCTTATAGATGCCGAGACACCTCTCATAGGAAGAACTATCAAGAATCCGATAATTGTGGTATTCCTGATAGTTCGTGTTCTTGAGTCGAATTCGACAGTACATTAACGTCCCTGTCCACGATATTTCTTTTTACGCCCATTTCGACTGGTTGCAGAGTATCGA